GATCATGGGCATCAAGACCGAACACGACCAGTTCGTGGACGAGTGCAAGCGCAATGACGCCCTGTTCTACTCCACCACGTACACCCAGTTCGGCGCCGACATCTGGGCCGACGACCCGGGCCTTCTGATTGATGGCCGCTCCCATGTCTCGCTGAACAACCCGCAAATCTACGTCGAGGTCCCGGCAGCCCTTCAGGCGCTTCAAGGCGTTGAGAACATGGTCGCCATCGCGGACACTGAGGAAGGGCGCGACGACGCGAACACCATGGAGCGCATTCGCGAGTCTTGGCGCGTGAACCAGATGTGGCAGTTGAAGCGCCACAAGGCTGCAACCTGCAAGGCGCTGTACGGCCGGACGGCCTCGTTCGTCTACCCGGATGAGGCTAAGAAGATGGCTTGCGCCGATGTCGTCATCAACCCGCGCAATCTCTACATGGGCTTCAAGGATGACAATTACGCCGAGCTGGAGTGGGCAGCGCAGGTCACGCTCATGGACCCGAACACGGTCATGGAGCGGTACAGCGTGGACGTGGGCGTCAAGTCCCTGTCTGACGGCACCACCATCCCGTGGGTGTCTGGTATCGACAGCGGTGACACCATCCCTCGCCCCGAGCTGAACTGGGGTCCCATGCGCATCGAGGTCTGGGACTACTGGTATCGCAAGCCCGGAGCGAAGGGCAGTCGCGGCGAGCAGACCAAGATGGATACATGGAACGTCATCGTCGTCGGCAATGAGGTCGTTCGCGATGAGAAGTACGGCTACTACGAAGGCGTGATCCCGTACGTCCCCCTGTTCAACACCTTCATCCCGGGTGTGGCCACTGGGCGTTCGGAGCTGCACGACATGGAGCAGCTCATTCGCGAGAAGATGACCCGCCTGACGGCTGGCGCGCAGATGATCCAGAAGGCCACTGCTGGCGACTACTGGCAGATCACGGGCGAGAACGCCCCGGCGCGTGGCGCCGCGAACGTCAAGCCCATTCTCAACCAGTCGGTGAGCGCGGGTCCGGGCAACCGCTTCGAGTCCATCTCCCCGTTCATTGCTGAATTTCAATTGGAGCAGTTCCTCGGTCGCATCGACCGGGAAATGGCGATCATCTCCGGTCTCAATGACCTGCTGCTGGGGCTTGCCCCGAGCGCGGTCCTGAACAGCTCGAAGGCCATCAACGCATTGGTCGCGAACTACGAGTCCCGCCTGTCCATGCGCCGCCTCCTCTTCTACGAGTGGGACCGCAAGACGTGGGAGCTGGTGGCCAACGTCTGGTCCAACATGAAGAACGAGGGCGGGGACCTCATCAAGCGGGTCGTGGATCATGGCCTGCCTCGGCTCGACATCGAAGACCCGTCGCTGAGCCCCCGCGACGAGATGGAGACCGCCACTCGCGCATCCAATCTCGTCAATGCCAAGCTCTGGTCGCAGGTGCGAGGCATGGACGCGGTTGGCGTGGACGACCCGGAGCAGGAGCAGAACGCCATCCGGCGCGAGAGCACGGATGCCACCCTGTGGCCGGACCGCGTGAACCTGATGGTCCAGCTCATGGTCGCGCTCAACGCGGCTGCCGCACAGGCGCCACAGGGCGTGCAGGGGCAGGTTGAGGGTCAGCAGAAGTCCGGCGCTGCCGCGCTTCAGGACGCGCTGGGCATCAGCTCGCCCGCCAACACATCCGGGTCGCAGCTTACCGGCGATCAGGGGCTTATGCCCACTGTCGAAGGCGGTGGCGCCTCGCCGTTCGCGCAGGGGCCAAAGGGAGCATCGGCGCTGGGGCCGCAGCCCGGGCAAATCCAGTCCCAGATTTCTGGTGGTAAGCTCTCCGGCCGCATCCTCAATAATTACAAATATGGCCGCCGGTAATGGCCCGATACCGTAGCCGTCGAGGCTCGTTCGGGCTTCAACCACGAGCAGTGCCGAACGTAACAAACACGATCGTCGCGCTTGCGCGCGAGTACGTGGCGAAGAGGGACGCGCTCATCATGGATGCGTGGCGCAATGGCGGGCAGTTTGAGGGGGCGAAGGCCACCGACGACATGGTTCTTGCCTACTGGAAGGACCGCTACACGGACCTTGACCCGAGCGACCCCACCTACGAGGACGCGAAGAACCAAGTGATGCAGCTTGAATACGCTGTTGCGCAGTCCAAGGCGGGGCTTCTGCACGCCCAAGGCAAGATGACTGACCGGGCGTACGCGCAGTTCTTCCTGAGCTGGGCGAAGAAGGTGCCGAAGAACAGTGAGTTCTGGCGCTCCCTTCAGAAGGACGCCGCGACGCTCATCGAGAACGCCAAGGCGAAGGCCCGGGCTAACGCCGACCGCCTGAAGACGGAGGCGTTCAACAAGTTCGTCACCGACACGACTGCCTCCCACATTGCAATTGGGAACGCAATGAACGATGCCCTTCAGGCGTTGGCGACGAAGACGGGGCTGACCGTCAATGGCAACGGCGAAGAGCTGCTTTCGCTCCTGACGGCTAACGTGGCTGCGAACCCGGACCAGTACCGGGTACTTCTCGACGCCATCAAGAAAGACGATCCGACATGGGACGGGAAGCTCACTCAGGGGTACTTCCGAGAGCAAATCAGGGACGCCATCACAGGGTTCGAGATGATCGTTGATCGTGCGCAGACGGATGGATACGTCTCGACGTATGCTGGGGCTGCAAAGGGAATGGCGGACATGTCCTCGCTGGGGCAGAACCTTCAGGTTTGGCCGGTCGCGGAGACCTACCAGCAGGTGATGAGGGCGATGGAAAAGGTCCTCATCGACCCGAACTCCTCGTACATGGACAAGCAGAAGGCGGCTGCGATCGCTTCTGCCGCCCTGACCAATCTGGCCGCCACGCCGGACCTTCCGACTGAGACCGTGGCCATGCTTACGGATGACGCAGGCAGGCTCGTCGGAGAGGACATGGGCGATGGCCCGTCGTTCGGCGCTACGCTGGGGCGTGAGTTCGTGACCACGGAATTGGCTGGCGCGATTGAGAGCTGGACCACCGCTCAGGACGAAATGAATGCGAACCCCCTTGCGTATGTGTATGCGCCCGTGAATGCCACAGGAGAGTTTGACTCCACGGGTCGTGGCCCGATCGGCATTGTCCCGGCTGCTTCTCTGCCGCCTGACGCTTCTGGCGTCATGGTGCCGGGGCTGTATGGCGGCAGCGTGATGTCGATGGTCAAACCGCAGACCGTCTACGTTACCGATCCGAACAACCCAAGTGCCAGCCCCCGTCCTGCTGGGTATCGGGTCAGTTACAATGTCGGTGGCAAGACCGTTGATGTCTGGGGCTTCAAGGACAACACTGGTGTGGTCCGGTGGACGACTGTTTCCCCGCTCTCTGCGGGCACCAGCGTCACCGTTGACAATGACGGCAATGTGCTGGTTACGCCGAAGAGCAACACCATCGCTTCTGATCCGATTGCCCGTGCTCGACAGATTGCTGCGGACCCGGCCACTGCGGCCCTTGGCGCTCAGCTCTTGGCCCAATTCGAGGCACAACAGAAAGCCAACTCGCCGCTTGCAGCCACCGCCACCTACAACAAGCCCGACACGAAGGAGAGTGGTGGGTCGTGGAAGCTGGAGTACTTGAACGGTGTTTTCACCCTTACGGAGACGACGGAGACGTGGGCGGAGATTGACGGAAAACGAGTACTCCAGAGTACATTCACTACCCCTCGGATTATCAGCCAGTACACCGCTGAGTCCGTGGCCTTTGACCAGTCCGCAATGTCTGCCGGAGACATCCCGGGGGTCACGTTTGCTTCGCCTCTCGCTGCGTCCGTCAAGGCGGCCAACGCTACCCAGACGCGGGAGCAGGTCAATCAGTACACTTCCGATCCTGCATTTCAGGCACAGTTCCTCGCGCAGACAATGAGCACACTGGGCATCACCGATGTCCACGACCCGCGCATCAAAGCTCTCTGGGCGTCTGTTGCGACTAGCGGAGACCCAGTCGAGCGAGTGCCGAATATCGCCAACACGCGGACAGACCTGACCTACCCGGGCGCTTCGCCGCAGCGATACGAAGGCAAGGCGCTGGGCATCACCTATGGGCACTCTGAGCTGGTGCTCCCGAAGATGCCGTCTACGTCAGGGGACCCGCGCCTCCGGGCGGGGGCTGGCAACATCTTGCCGCAGCCGGGCCTTCCGCAGGTGCTGCCGTCTGCATCGCCACCGCCCGCGCAGTTCAAGGGCGATGTGGTGCCGCCGGAATTGTTCAATGCTCCGACCGTCACGCCGACGTCGGTTCCGAGGGTCACTCCGTCGCCGACGCCGACGTCTGCTCCGACCGTCACGGCACCTGACTATACCTACAAGCCCAAGGGCGGGTACTAATGATCGACTGGGGCAACGTCGGCCCTAGTAACTCGCCGCCACCGGGAACAGGCCCGCTTCCGCTTGCCTCCGGGTCCCCGGGCTCCCCGGGTTCTCCGGGCTCCACCCCCGTCACCCCCGTCCCAGTTGTTGGGCAGGGGTCTCCGGGCGTCAATCTCTTCGATGGAAACCTGAGCGCCGACGAGGGGGCCATGACTCAGGAGCAGGTCGATGCGCTTGGCCTTGGCGGGCAGCTTGCGCGAGGGGCCGACATGTTCGGGGAGTTTCTGTTTGGGGAGCAGTCGGCCCTCCACAACACTCCCGCCGGAGACATTGCCAAGTTCGGTGGCAATCTCGCTGTGGGGCTTGGCAAGACTGCCCTCAAACCCTTCGAGATTGGGGCTGACATTCTGCACGCTATCCCAACCGGGACTGCGGACGAGACCTTCAGGAAGATCGGAGAGTTCTCGGCGAAGAATGATCCTAAGCTCTTTGCCCAGTGGCAGGCGGTCGATGCTGCGGCTCAGGGGTGGCACGCCGGGAACATGAGGTCTGAGTTCAACACTGAGGCTCTGGCCTACCTCGAACACCAGCGGTTCGACTCGTATGGTGGATATGCTCCGAATTACGGGTTGGCTACCGCAGGGTCGGTGGGCGACCTTCTGGGCGACGCCGCTGGGTGGTGGCTGGGCGTTGGAGGAGGCGCGGTCCAGAAGGTGCTTGGTCACGCTGGCGTCTTTGACCCGGGTGGGGTCAAGCTCGACTTCGACAAGGCCAAGGAAATCTACGCCAAGGACGCATCTAACGGCGTAGTGAAGAGCAATAAGAGCAGTCTTCCGCCTGACACCTACTTTGCAATGAAGCAGCTTGCTGAGGGGAAGTTCACCGAAGATCAGGCCCGTGAGTACATCGCCTCCAAGGTCGGGCGCAACCGTCTCGAAGAGATTGGGGACAGGTTCGACCGTGGGGACAAGACCAACGAAACCGAATTGCAGGCTTTCTTGGCGTATCGCAGCGGCGAGTGGTCGCTCAACCACGCCGAGGATTTCCTCATCAATCGTGGGTCGGGCATTACAAATGATCCGCTTGGCCAGATCATCGGGTCCGTCGTCACCGACCCCATGTTCTGGGGTTCGCTTGGCGCTGGTGCTCTCTCTCAGGCAGGGAAGGTTGGACTCGCGGCGAAGAGCCTCGACCCCGCGATGCTGACCCAGTTCCAGCGGCTCTCCGTCTCTGTGCGCGCCTTGCAGGAAGTCACGGGGCCGCTTGGCAAAGGTACGTACGGTGGCGCCTTCCGCTTCGCGCGCGGGCTGATCGACCCCTTCGCTGTCTACCGACCGAAATCTGCGGCTCAGGCCGTTATCGACCTGAAGGCCGCCACCGGGCTCGTCGCGTTCCGGCGCTCGTATGGACCTACGGCCCACAACACGGTCCGGGCGCTTGGCCGGGAATTCGACATGGTTGATGAAGTGGACAGCGCCATCGCTTCGTACACGGTTGACCAATCCAACCTGATGATTGCGCGCACCGCAACGCGGAGAGTGTTGGAGGAGGGCTTTGGCGAGGAGGCGGTGCTTGCCTCCATTGATGACGTCATCAAGCCGCTGTCGCAGTTCGCGGGCCGAGACGCCGTCACCGAGTTGGTGGATCACATGACCGCCATCGCGAAGAACACCTTTACTGAGGACGAGCTGATTGCAATTCTCCCGGGGCGCCTCGCCTCGATGTTCGGCAAGGACCCTGAGTTCTGGGCGTCGAGAGTGGCGAAGTGGGACCACGACACGAGGTCTGCCGCCCACGCCATCACCTACAAGCACACCGAAGTTGGGTTCATGGAGGCTCGCGCTCTGGTCGATGACACGGCCTACAAGGGAGATGCACCCATCCGCAACATGGTCCTGCTGACGACTGAGCAGTTGGACAACGAGTCCGCTGAGGCCATCTTGGAGAACCTCGAAACGATCCTGAAGCTGCCCGAGGGAGATGGCTCCCTCATCGACCTCGGCACAAGCGAGTGGAACCGATTGGCGCGAAAGTACCCCACGATGGCCACCATTGGTTACGCGCCGGGTGGCAAGTCGCAGCTCCAAGCGTTGATGCGAGAGCTTCGGAAGAAGCTGGACAACGGCGGCATTCACAGGCGCATGACAATTGCCGAACTCGATGACCCTGCCCTGAAGCCGATGAAGGACTTTGTGGACAGACACACCGTGGTGGTGTCAATACCCCCGAAGACGCCGCCGAAGGGTCGCGTCATCTCGTCCCACGAGGAGGCCATTCTGGTCCGCGAGGGTCGCGAGCTGCTTGATGACATCCAAGCACAGCCCGTGTCTCCGACGCGCCTGACCGATCCGACCACGCCCGAGTTCGTGGCTCTCGCGACGAAGGCCCGCGCTGGGGTTGAGACTAGCCCGTCCCGACCCAATGGCTGGGGCGGTGTCATCTTCGACGCCCACACCGGGGCAGAGGTCAAGCCGGGGGACGGCTCATTCACTGGCGCCATCGGGAAGAAGGGGCAGTCTTCAATTCCAATTGCTGCCGCTGATGATGCGGACGCGTTCAATGAGGGGCTTGGCAAGTTCGTCACGGAGAACAAGGAAGAGCTGGAGAGGGCTGGCCGCCAAATCGGCATCTTCCGCAATGAAGAGACCAAGCTGGTTGAGTTCGACGTGGTCTACACCGTGCCGAACCTCAGGGATGCCGAGTCTATCCTCGCCGTTTCCGAGAAGCAGACCGGCGGCTGGTTCAATCAGTGGGACGGCGTCGATGGTGATGGCGTCTACCGTCCCGAAGTCGATCCCGCGCTGCCTGCCGTCCTGACGCCGGGCGACTACGGGAACCTACCGGCCGCCGCAGACGAGGGGTACGTCTACCACGTTACTGGCACCCAGCGGATGTATGACATCGCGGATGAGGGGCTGACGCCCCACACGCCCGACTACCGGGCGGAGCAGGAACTCTGGCCGGATGGGTCGTCCGCTGCCCGTTCGTACTTCACTGATGATGCTGCAAGCACGCGCCCGTTCTCCAGCTCAGACGATGGCAGCCCGGTCATTCTCCGCGTGAGCGAGACGAGCGGAACCAAGCTCGACAACACGGCTGAAGTGGCTGCGCACGAGGCGAAGGTCGCCAAGTACAAGGCTGACCTTGCCGAGTGGAGGAAGGCCAACCCTGATTGGGAAGCCAAGCTGGAGGCGGCAAAGAAGAAGCAGGACGAAGACCTCGCAGCGGCGACCAAGGCGGAGATGGACGCAGTCGCGGCGAAGTCCAAGGCGCAGGACGAGGCGGATGCCACGGCGCAGGCTGAATACGACGATGCGGTTGCTGCCATCGAGCAGGACACGCCGCCGCCACTGATGACTTTCGCTACTCGATGGGATGATGCGGCCAAGAACAGGGTCAGCATGGAAAGGAGTTTGGATCGCCTGAGGGATGAGGGCTTTGATGTCAACGAGGCTGAAGACCTCTTGTCGGATTACGATGGGCTGGATCGGGCTGATTTCGATAGTCGAGAGGAGTTTCAGGAGGCGCGCGATGAGGCGTGGGACGCGGTCATCGCGTCAGTCGCGGACATTGACCCGCAGGACTGGATTGACAACGCCATCGCAGCCCTGCCGACCCCGCCCGTCCCGGGCGCTGCTGCCGCCGCTGCTGCTGGGGCTGCCCCTCCCGTACCCAATGGCGTCGGGGCTGCCCCTCCCGTACCCACGCCTCCCGCCCCTGTCGCCCCCGGTGAAGCGCCTCTGGCGCCGGGGATGATCCGGGCCTATCACTACACAGGTGGACCCGAAGAGCTTGCTTCGATTAGGGAAGAGGGCTTGCTTCTGAGCAAGGCCAAGGGCGAAACGTACGGGGAGCCGAATGCAGTTTGGCTTTCGGCCACGAAGCCCAGCGAGGGCGCGACCTTTGTTGAGGTTCACATTAGTCCGAAAGAGATTACTGGTGAAGGTGCGCCATCGACACATCTCGACGCCGAGGGGCTGGCGAAGTGGGCCGATGACGTCAATCGGAATGGGTCCAATTTCAATGTGCGCGGGGACATCCCCCCGGGGCGGATCGTAAGCTACGCAGAAGACTGGCACCACGAGTATCGGTATATCAAAGAGACCGGACCGCAGGACGCTAAGGCTTTCAAAGAGGCGACCATCCCGTGGCACGACCCGGACAGGGCCAACACGTCAACGGGTCGTGCCGTCCGCCATCGTCTGAGGGAATTGGAATTGGAAGCGATCGTTGGGCCGCGTCCGAAGAAGCCGGACCCGATTGGGCCGCCGCCCAACCCGAATGCCACGAGCCGCTTTGCCAAGGAGCGCGGTACTTCCGACATCGTCACGGAAGAGACCATCGCCCCGGAGGACATTGAGTATCTGCGGAACGACGGCAAGTGGTCCCCGATCAAGGAGGTGCCTGTGAAGCGGCCTCCGACCTCAGCCGAACCGCTTGACGGCTCCGGCCCCCGCCCGCTTTGGCGCGTTGGCTTCCGCCCCGACGAGGAAGTCGCATGGGGGCTGAAGCGCGATCACGCCACTGGAGCGTACGTCGCCGATCGGGACCCAACCATCAGCCACGTCGTCAACGCCACGCCCGGGCGAGTGCCCTTCAGCGACACGACCCGGAACGTGCTTGGTCAGGTCATCGGCAAGAGCAGGGCCGAACGCCTGAACAAGCCCATCGAGTCCATCGAGGCAATGGTGAACACCATGTCCGACATGGTCACTGGTCGGCGGCTGGTCAACAACACGGAGCGCCGGTTCGAGCGGCTCATGTTCGATCGCGGCATTCAAATCCCGATCACCAAGGCGATCTGGGCCAAGGCGCGCGACGTCGCGGGCCTCGAAATGACGACCGTGAAGGGTATCCGCCCTGACAATCTGTGGGCCGCCATCCATGACATCATCCCGCGCAATATGCGCTGGGCGAATGGCGATACCGTGAACATCCACGACATTATGACCACACTGCTGACTGCGGCCGAGGGCGACCTGCGGATCATGGGGCTCACAAACGTGATGACCCAGCGGATGCGGAACCAGTTGATGAAGCAGGGGCTCAACCCGGGCAACTGGATGGGCACGATGACCATTACAATGTACAACAAGCTGCGCTATTCGCAGCCGACGTTCATCATCCAGCGCGTCGGTGACGCGCCGTACTACTCCATCCTGTACGGGATCAAGCCTGTTGGCAAGGGTAAGCTCACTGGTGAGCTTGCCGAGTTGCAGGGCATCACTGACAACTTGGCACGCACTGGCACGGCTCGCGACTCCTCCATCGACATGGCCGAATACGCCACCCGCTCGAACTTCACGGTGGGGATCAAGTCGGGGTTGCAGGAGGCCGGGGTTCGGGACCACTTGTACCAGAGGATCGTTGATGCTCCCGACATCATCATCGGAAACAACATGACGAACATGCTGCACGCCCGCCTTGGCGAAATCGTGCGCGGGGTCTTGGACAACCTTGCGACTGCGGCGAAGGAAGGCGACCCGGCTCTTCGCGCCGAGATGCTCGAAAACGCTGAACAGTTCGCCCGGACGTTCGAGGACTGGCGGGTCGTGTACAGCAACAACGCTGGACGAATGCTCGATGACATTGAGGTCGGATTGCAATTTGTGAAGGATCAGCTCAGCGCATGGCGTCGGCACGTCGTCAAGACGGATGGTCGGATCGACACGCAGAAGTTGATCCATGAGGGCGAACGGGCAATGCCGGATGACATCGGCGCGATCGGCCCCATCCGGCCGGACTCGTTGGCGCAGGAACTCGGCTATGCCGACTCGGCCGCTTTGCGGCGTGACGTGACCGGGCACGTCGAAATCATTGATGGTCAGCCGATCCTGCGACCGGGCGAACACGACCTCGCGTGGCTGGAGGAGCATCTCCGTGAAACTATCATGGCGAACAAGGACTACACCCGTCGCGTCATGGCCTACTACGGCGGGACGTGGGGCGGGTTCTGGAACGACCTCGCGCGAACGATTGACGATGGCGGCCTTGACGTCTCGCCCCACTTCGCTGCCGAGGCACAGGCGCTCATCGCGCAAATTGCAAAGTCGCGAGACATGGACCCGTGGGAGTATCTCTCTGGCGTCATGGCCAGCAACCTCGGGACGCAGAACCTCAACGACGCCGTCGTGCAGCTCATGTCATTCCTGAAGGCGGGCAGCCACAAGCAGCCGCTCGAAGAGTGGACCCGGTTGTACCGCATGTTTCTGGAGCCATCTTCTCAGGAGACCATGCTTCGAGAGTTTGAGGCGGCGATCCCCGACGTCGAAGAGGCTCTGGTGAAGGCTTCCAAGAAGCCCGGTCTCTTTGAGAGGGCAGCAAATGGCAAGGTCACCAATACGCCCAAGGGGTTCGCTGTCGAGTCCGGGTATGTGTACCGAACGGACGTGATCGACAAGATGCGCGGTGGCTGGCGCAAGGGCGAGGGCGTCTCCACCGATGGCGGCCCAAATGGGCAGCTCCGATTTCAGGCTCAGGGGCGTCCGGGTGAGGGCATCTTCCGCGCCAAGATGGACCCGTCCGAACTCAAAGTGGGGCGCAACTCCAGCGCGATCCAGCCGGGCGGCAAGGACAACATTACAATTGACGACGTCCCGCCAGAGCGCCTCGAAATGCTTGCAGATGATGGTACGTGGGTCCCGCTTGGCGAGGACCCGATGGTGCAGATCATGTCCAAGAAATTCCCCGAGGCGTTGAGGGCACGGGTGGCTTCGGGCGTGCCGCACCCCAACCCGGAGATTGAGGCATACATGGAGGCGTTCTCCAAGTGGGTGCAGGACGTCATCAGCCCGGAGCTTGCTGGCCGAACGCGCACCGACCTGCGGCGACTGGTAGAGGCCGTGCCTACCACGCACGCCTCGTCCTTCAACCGCTCGCAGCATCTCATGGTGAGCCTGCTGAAGAACAAGATCGAGGACGCGCAGCAGGACATCTTCCGGCTGGCCGAGATGCAGACCCAGCGGTCTGTGCTGGAACGGTCGATCAATCACCCGGTCTTCGCTGTCTACCCTGCCAGCTACATGTGGGGCAAGGTGCTGCCGGAGACCGTCAAGTTCCTTGCTCGAAATCCGTTTGGTGCGACGTACGCCATTGGCGATGTTCAGCGGTCAATTGCAATCCAGCGCGAGTACGACTCGGACATGGAGAGCAAGATGAACACCATCGACCGATCCTCTGCTGCCTTCCTGCTCGACTACCTGACTCCGGGTCTGCCGTGGAATGCCCACGAGGCGCGGATGTCCCCCCTGATCCGCAAGCTGCTGCAAGGCAAGCCGGAGGACATCTGGCTGGCTGAGCTGGACACAGTCAGTCCCACGCGGTGGATTTCTCAGATTGCAGACACGGTCTCGGAGGCTATCGACTTCACCCTCGACGCCCTCGAAGGCGATAATGGCGCCCCAACCGGCGCCATCACCAACCTGCTCGAACTCTCCACACCGATCGCCAATGGCGGCGGTGGAACAGGACAGATCACCGGCCCCACTTCGGCGTCGGCGCTGGCTCCCATCCTTCTGGATGACCTGAGCCGGATGCAGTCAATTCTTCTCGAAGGCGCCTCGCCCGAGGAGTGAACACAGGGGGGATTGCAATTCCCTCCAGAAAGGCGTAGAGTTCCTCACGCATGGCACAAACAAACGACGGAACGGCCCTAGAGGGGACCCTCGAAGGTGCGGGCTCGGAAACGACCCCGGATCAGACAGGCTCCGCAACGGTGGACCCGATTGCCCTCGCGCGTAAGCGACAGGCAGGAGCAGAGGCAGCTCGTCAGAAGGCCCAAGAGGAAGCCGTAGAGCTTCGCAGGCGACTCGAAGTGTTCGAGTCTGCGACACGCTCGGCGTCCGACAAGGACCTTTCGGACAACGCCAAACTTCAGGAGAGGCTGGCAGCAGCCGAGGCCCGCGCCACTGAGGCGGAGGCCAAAGCGCAGTCACGCATTCTCGATACGCTGTACCCCGCAGCTCGCAAGGAACTGCCGGAAGTGACCGATGAGGTCCGACTGGCCAAGTTCGAGGCACTGCTCGCGGACCCCGCGTACGAGGAGAAGGAACCTCCCGCGCCACAGAACCCAAACGCAAGCAATCGCGCCGCTAGTGCGGATGCCACAGCCAAGGTGAACACGGAGACGTCGCAAGACATCATCGCTCGCCTGAAGGCAATGGGCAGGCCGGACTGGCTCTAGTCCCCGGGCAACCGGAGAAAGAACCTGAACCCAAATGGGAACCGTAATTACCACCGCTCTGACCAACTTTGACAAGACTGTCATTACGTTGGTCAACAAGCGCCTTGAAGAGCTGCTGCGCGCTCCGCTGCCGCACCTTCTTCCGGGCAACTTCCGCGAGGCGAACTTCGTCAAGGGGTCGAACTCGACCATGCGGTTCATCAACATCGCCGACATGTCCGTTGTCGCTGGGACCGTCTCCGCCGGTACGCCCCCGTGGCTGACCGAAGGCTCCCCGCCCACGACTGAGGACCTAGCGATCGGTTACGAGGAGTTCACTGCCTCGCAGGCCGGTCGGGTTATCAAGCTGACCGACGTCGCCATGATGGAGTCTCCTTTTGAGCTTCTGTCAGAGGCGGCAGACCGCGTCGCGCGCAATGCCATCGCCACCGCCGACAAGCGCGTGGCCGAGGTTCTGAGTGCCGGTGCGCAGGTCACGTACGCGGGTGGCGCCTCTTCGCGAGCGCTCATCCCCTCTGGCTCTGCCCTGACGGGTGCTCTGGTCAAGTTGACCGTTGCGCGCCTGAAGGCGGCCAGCGTCCCGACCTTCTCGGACGGGACCTACCGCGCCATCGTGCATCCGGGTTCGACCTACGACCTCGAAAGTGACACGGCGGTTGGCGGATGGATCGACGCCCAGCGGTACGCTGGTTCGGCTGCGCTCTTCACGGGCGAAGTCGGCCGGTACGCCGGGGTGCGGTTCATCGAGTCGCCTGCTGCTGTCGGCTTCGCGGGTATTGAAGGTGTCGCGCTCGCCATGGCAGGCAACGCAGCCATCGCAACCACGGACGTCATCACTTGCTCTTCGGCGCACGGTCTTGTTGTGGGTAACCGCATGAAGATCAAGTCGCTGACGGGCGGTACTGGCCTCACGGACGAGGCCGTCTACTTCGTCGTGTCCCCGGTGACTTCGACCACGTTCAAGGTCTCCGCGACCCTGAACGGGGCGGCCATCGACATCACGGCGGACAGCTCGGCCATCACGGCCGTGCAGTACAACGACATCCTGAACGCCGTCATCTTCGGCCCGGAGGCTTACGCCTTCGGCGACTGGGGCAGCATCCAGACGTACTTCACCCAGCCGGGTGGAACGACTGACCCGCTGCACCAGCTCTCGCAGGTCGGCTGGAAGGGTATGTTCGGAGCGGTCATCATGGGCGAGGGTGCTTCGGCAACCGGCGTCACACCGGCCCGCTACCGGCGTATCGAGCACACGTCGCAATTGTAATTGCGGCCTAGCTGAATAGTGACACCGCCCCCGAAGGTTTACGCCTCGGGGGCGGTGTCGTATCATGCGGAGAGAGCAGGTGGCCTAAATTGGATACCACGAGAAACATAATCTACAGGAATTTTCTCCTGAATGACAGCGCAGTGGCCGCAGCCATCGACAGCACGGATGGCTTGGGCAAGGGAATTGCGGGCTGTGTCATTGACGACTTCGACCCCGACGACACTGACGTCGTCCAGTTCATGGAGAAGCGGGCCGAGGCGGATGGCCTTGATGTCGGCTCCCCGTTCCTTGGTGGTCGGCGCGTCAGGGTCTCTGGGACGATCTACGGTAAGACGCGCGCCCTGTGCTACGACGTCGCCCGGCAGCTTCGGGCCACGCTCGACCCCGTCCTCGCCTCCCGGGAAATCCCCGGCGACAAGGGCTACCTCCCGATGTACTTCGCAGAGCCCACGAACGACGCGGTCAACTTCCCCAGCGGCATCATCAACATGCGCGCCCTCGTTATGCCCAAGTCGATCCGCATCCCGATCAACCGGGACCAGCACGGCGGCGGGGATGGGGACGCCCTCGCCATGGTCTGGTCTGTCCTCTTCCTCATGCGTGACCCAAAGTTTGAGGGCTCCGTCCCGCAGGACGTCACCTTCGCGGACACCGTGGTGGTCACGGGCGCCACTGCCACAGCCTCCACCAACCTCGTCACCAAGACCACCCACGGCCTGATCGCCGGGGACCGTCTGTACTTCACCCTGCTGACTGGCGGGGTGGGGCTGGCACTGAACACGAGCTACTACGTCATCGCCTCTGGCCTCACGGCCAGCGACTTCAAAGTCTCCCTGTCGTCGGGCGGATCGGAAGTGGACATTACGACGAACTACACCAACGTCGAGTACGCCCTGTACCAGACCATCACCGGCAACTTCCTGAACCGAGGCACGTACAACGCCCCGCTGAACATGCTCATCTCAGTCGGCCCTCTGGCCGGGACGATCACGGTGTCGGCTGGCGGCTCGCTCTTCACCATTACAATTCCCGCCTCTACGAGTGAT